AATCGTGGCGGGTAAACTTATTGCAGCCCTACAAGTTGCTCTCGGTCTAGAGAGTGCAAAGTTCGTTCAAGAAGTCGACAGGGCAAGACAAAAAACCCGTGAGCTAAAAGTATCCGTAGACGTTCTAGGAACGGCTATGGGTGCATTACGCAGCCCGATGTTATTAGCCGCGGGCGCTGCTACAGCTTTTGCTACTTCCTTTTTTAAAGCCGCTGATGCGGTCAATGATTTTGCTGAGGGCTCAGGTCTAGCCATTGAGGAAGTTTTAGCCCTACAAAGCGCGATGGTGCAGTCAGGGAAGGAAGCCGACAATGCCGCACAGATGTGGGATCGGTTTTCTACGACTTTAGGTGGGGCCGCTGACGGGCAAAAAGAACAGGCCGATCTATTTAAGGAACTCGGTGTAAGCATTGCCGACGCTGGCGGGATGCTGCGTCCTGAGATTGAGATCTTTAGAGACTTAACCGCGGTGCTTTCCCAGATGGGTCCGGGCGCAGAGCGGGCGAGATTACAAGTCGCGTTATTTGGTAAGCAGTTTGCCAACATAGATATATCTAAGATCGACCAGCTCTCAAGAAACACCGACAAGTTCACCGGCGAGGCTAAGAAGGGTGTTTTAGCTATCGGTGAAATCGGCGATGCAATCGACCAGTTGACCGAAAAAGCAAAGATCGGCTTTCTCACGATGATGGGCAAGGCTCGTGACGCGTGGACGGGCATTAAGAAGTTCTTAGGTTTTGGCGAAGAAGAAGCACCCGCTCCGGTTGTTAATGTTGCAAAGGGCGGCATACAGTCAGGAACGAGAGTTAAGCCTGTAAAAGACACGAGTGCAGATGCAGCGGCAAAAGCTCTTAAGTCTTATTTAGAAGGCTTAGACGCTCAGATTCTCAAACTCAGAGAAGGCGAGGAAGCGGCGCTCAGGTTTGAGGCCGCAAAACAAGGAGGTCCTGCTGGCTTAGAAAAGATGGAGCAGATCATTAAGCTCCGAAGAGAGGAGGCCGAATTACAAGAACAGTTACAGCGCAACGCAAAGGAAGCGGCGCAAGAACTAGCGGCGGCCGAAGATCTCAGAAAGATGCGGCAGGACCAGATCATCAAGGATTACGAGAAACAGATTGAGATTGAAAAAGAAGCGCAGCAAGTCATGCTGGACACAATGTGGCAGGCCGAGGTCACTGCTAATAAAGAACTAGAGGCGATGGATCTCACGAAGAAAGAAAAGGACGAGCAATTAGAGCTGCTTGAGGATCTGCGAGACGGTTACAAGTCTCTCGGCACTACGATCGTCGAAGCCTTCATGCAGGGCAAATCAGCCTCACAGGCTTTCAAGTCTGCGCTCAGTTCACTCTTACAGAAACTTGCCTCAAGATCGCTTGATAAATTTTTGGATGCGATTTTTAAGCCCAACATGACGGGCGCTCCTTCGTTGTTTGAGAATTTCATGTCGACCATTCCCGTTATCGGCGGAATTTTTGGTAAGCGAGCCGGAGGAGGCCCGGTTAATTCTGGGAGCCCTTACATCGTGGGGGAAAGAGGTCCTGAGTTATTTGTGCCGAGCATGGCTGGTCAGGTTGTCCCTAATTACGCGATGAGCGGAGCGACGACTGTTAACAATTACAACATACAAGCTATCGACGTTAAGTCTTTTGAAGATCGGATTATGGGCAGCAATCGAGCGGTATGGGCGGCAAATGCCTACGCTCAAAAATCACTATCACCTAGAGGTCGAGCATGAGCTTCCAGACCATCCTAAACATTTCACAATCCATCACGGTTAACAACCGAAGGATGGTTGGTCAGCAATACTCCCGATCCGGGCAAGTTAGAACGGCTCAGTATGTGACCTCCGTTCCGTGGGTGTTTACAGTCAAGCCTCATGCTTATCTCTATTACCCTCAAGTGCGTGATGTCATCCAGACAATTGACAATTTAGATAGACAGACGGCAGCGACCATCACATTCAACACCACAAATCTTCAGTGGTTCACAGAATACAAAGGCGGACTTACGTCTGGTCAGGCTTCAGCACTAACCCTTGCGAGCGTTCCCGCACCTAACGCGACAACGATTTCTGTCGGTAATCTTCCCGCGGTTTCTGCGTCTACAGTCGTTTTTGCTGCTGGCGACTTTCTCCAGATTGGAAACTATCCCTACAAAGTCACCACAGAGGTCTTGAGAGGCTCAGGATCGACCGTTAGCGTAACTTTGCATCGTCCGGTGATAGGAACTCCCTCGACAGGCACATTGACGGCTGTAGGCGCTTCCTGCACGTTCTCTGTCGTTGCTGAGGTCTGCCCGACTTACACACTAAGACCAATGACAAATGGTGCTTTTGTTGATTGGGACTCTGACTTTGTCTTTAGAGAGAACGTCCAATGACAACACCAATGACAGCGCTATATAGCGCAACCATTACCCACGGTGAGTTTGTAAAGCTAACAACATCGACTTCGACTTACACATTCTGCAATGCAGCAGCTCCGATCACTGTCGGAGGCAATACGTTTACAAGCCTCGGAAGTCTCTTGTCTGTCGGCGCGGTTAATCGTGAGATCAAAGCGACCTCAATAGATATGGTCATCACGTTGATTGGGATTGACCCGACGAATATTTCTTTGGTCTTAGGATCAAACATCAAGGGTTCCACTGTCGAGATCTGGCGCGGATTCTTCGACTCTAATTATCAGATCATCACAAGCCCTAGCACTCAGTTTTTTAAGCGCTATCAGGGCATCGTCTCTAATATGTCCATCACGGAAGATTGGGACGAGAACGCTAGAAGCAGGACAGCGACGTGTTCCATCTCATGTTCTTCTTTCCGGTCGATACTTGAGAATCGGATTGCAGGGATAAAAACCAATCTTACGACGTGGCAGCAGCGCTACGCATCAGACACAAGCATGAGCAGAGTCGCGGCTATTGCTGGTCAATACTTTGACTTTGGCGCTCCTCCTAAGTCTGGTTCGCAGTCAGATCCGGGAAGCGCACAAATCCCATTACCCGACCCTAACGATATAGGTCAAGCCGGATGAGAGAAGCTACAAAATACGATGTGCCTCATCTTATTGGGATGATGAAGGCGTATGCAGACGAGGCTGGTATTGAGGCACTAAAGCACAATCAAAACGAACCGCAGGTCCGAAACCTTTTTGACCAGATGATTCACGGCAGAGGATTTGTTTTGGTCGATGACAATCTTCACGGATTCCTTGCTGCATACATCACAAGAAACTTTTGGAATCGCTACGTCAGAGAGCTTCACGAGGTGGCGTGGTGGGTGATGCCGGAGTATCGAAATACAAGTCTCGGCGGCAGACTTTGGTTAAGGTTTAACAAACTTGCTCAATATATGTTGGACTCTAAGCGGGTGGATATTGTATGTACGAGCCTTATGCCATCTAGTCCTGACATTGATTACACACGATACAAATACAAGCCCTTGCAAGCTACCTTCTTTCGAGAGTAAATCATGCCCGGATCAATTGTTGCAGCCGCATTTTTTCAAGCAGGAACGGTAGCGTTTGCTGCGGCGACCTTTGCGGTTAACTTTGCCGTCTCTTATGTCATCACAAGAGTGTTCGGATCTAAGCCTCCCGACAGTCAAGATACGGGCGCAAGACAACAAGTTCCTCCGGCAAATAACAACTCGATTCCTGTCGTTTATGGCGATGCGTGGCTAGGTGGAGTCTTTGTTGACGCAGTCTTGTCGACCGATCAAAAGACGATGTACTACGTTCTTGCGATCAGTTCTATCTCATCAGACGCAAGCGCAACATTCTCTTATGATCGGACTAAGTTTTACTACGGTGATCGCTTAGTAACTTTTGACGGAACCGATCAGACTAAAGTAGTGTCGTTGACGGATGGTGATGGAAACGTCGACACAAAAATCTCCGGCAATCTGTACATAAGCCTTTACACATCGACAAATGCCGGAACGATTACCGCGGTAAACGGAACTGCTCCTAATGTCACGATGGGCGGATCTGATATTCCTGTCGCGCTACGCTGGCCTTCGTCGGGTCGGCAGATGAACGGTCTAGCCTTTGCAATCGTCAAGCTCAATTACAACGCTGACGCAGGAACCACAGGGTTGCAGCCGATCACGTTTTACTGCAAGCACTATCCTAAAGGTGGAACCGTAGCGAAGCCCGGAGATGTCTGGTACGACTACATGACCGACGCAAGGTACGGCGCAGGCATGACGGGACTAGTGGATTCTACGAGCGCAACGGCTCTTAACACTTACTCAGATCAGACAATCACCTACACACCCGCGGGAGGTGGATCAGCTACGCAAGCCCGATACAGGATCAACGGTGTTGTCGACACAGGAAGGCCGGTGCTTGAGAACGTCGAGAAGATGCTGGAATGCTCAGATAGTTGGATGGCTTACAACGCGGCTTCGGGTCTTTGGTCAATTGTCATCAACAAAGCAGAAAGCTCGACCTTTTCATTTAACGATACCAATCTTATTGGCGAAATCAGAGTCTCGGCCACAGACATCAATCAGCAGATCAACCAGATTCAGATTGAGTTTCCTTCTAAGCTAAATCGAGATCAGCCGGATCTGGTTTATATGGAGACTCCCGCGGGTCTTTTGTATCCCAACGAACCCGCTAACAGACAGACAACCACCCTAGATTTTACGAACGACTCTGTGCAGGCTCAATACTTAGGCAACCGCAGACTTGAGCAGGCCAGAGAAGATTTGATCGTTACGATCACTTCAACTTATCCCGGCATTCAAGTTGATGCGGGTGACGTGGTCGACATTACAAATGCTGACTACGGCTGGACGAACAAGCTCTTCCGAGTCATGAAGGTATCTGAGGCAACTGTCGATGATGGCAATCTCGGCGCAAGTCTTGAGCTTTCTGAGTACAACGCACTTGTTTATGACGATGCAAGTATCACCGCATTCACCGCGGCTCCCAATTCAAGCCTGCCGAGCCCCAATTACTTTTCTTCCTTAAATGCACCAGTTATCGGTGATTTGGCTCCGTCTGTCGCTCCTCCTACTTTCTCGGCGACGGTTACGATGCCAGCAGTCGGTCGAGTAACGACCATCACGTTGTTTTACACGGCATCTGCAAGCCCCGCGGCTACTGATTGGAAGGTGTGGGGATCTGCCATTCTTTCCAATGGTTCTACATTTGCTAACTTATCGACGTTTAAGTTTGAGAACATTCAATTAGCAGCAGGAACGTGGTACTTCGCTTTCTCGGTTGAGAATGACTCGGCTAAAAGTTCCTTATCAGCCACAAGCACAGCTTTAGTCTGGTCGCCCACCGGAGTGGCGGGTCCCACGGGGCCCACCGGGACCTCCGGGCCTACCGGGTCCACCGGACCGTCTGGCAATACACCAGATGAGCAACGTATTGTTTTCTTACAGCAGAGTCAGACATTAGGCTATCCGGCGACCCCATCACCGACAACGGGTCCTACAACCGTTCCGTCTGGATGGACGGCCACGATGCCGACTATCACTATTGGCCAAACAATTTGGGCAAGCTACGGAACTTATGTCACCAGCACAAACATCACGACATGGGACACACCGGTTGCGTTTAATGTCTTTCAGTCGATCCTTTCAGATAACTATAACGGTCCAATCCCTCCGACAAGCACAAACTACGGCACTCAAGGATGGTACTTAGACAAAACATCTGGATCGCTCTACGCTAACTCAGCCTATTTGCGAGGCGAGCTTGTCACCGGCGTAAGCGGGGCGCAGCGAATTGAGATCAATAAGACTTCGGCTAACAAAGTTGCGATCTACAACTCTGCCAATCAGCTTTTAGGATATTTTGGTGGTACTGGCGCAAGTGTTGATCCGTTGGTTCAGTTGTCTCCGGTCTCAGTTTCAAATTACGCAGGCGGCATGGCGATCTCGCTACCTGTTCCTACCGGGTCAGTTGTATCAAACGGAATTCTTGCGTCGCTTTCAGATAACTCAACTGTCGCTTATTTTCTGAATGCTCAGACAACAGGAAGAGCTGCAGTAGCTGGGACAACCGGATTCACTGGAAGCGTCGGATCGGGTTACACGGGCATTTTAGGTTATGACGGCTCTTACGATGCGGGCGGAAGGTTTCAATCAAGTACGGGCGGCACAGAGGCTTCACTTTGTGATTCTGATGGCTATGCATTAAATCTAAGGTCTGGTGAATTTAGATATAACTCTTACACGATCTCTGCACCCACAGGATCGACAACGACTTATTTGCGAGCTGATGGAACGTGGCAAAGCATTACAAGTTCTAACGTCACCACGGCGTTAGGATTTACTCCTTTATCGACAACCGGTCAGGCTTATGATTCTGCAAGGCTTGATGGTTTAGTAGCATCATCGTGGGCAAGAATATTCCCCGGCAACTCGGGTAGAGGAACGGCTAATGCTTCGGGCTCAGGGTTGAATGTTGTCACCGGAACTGGCCTTGTCGGAACGTATGAGTTTTACGGCTCAGGGAATACTTTAACGCTGCAATCAGTTTCAGATCGCCGTATCAAAGAAAACGTTACGCCAGAGTCATTGGGCCTATCTTTCTTAAAAGCACTGAAGCCGGTTACGTTCACAAAACCCGGATATGCACACAAATTTCACGGCTTTGTTGCGGATGATGTCTGGCAAGTCTTGCAAGACCCTAACGATTCACTTCGTCCGCTTATCCCTTCCGAGGAATACGAAGGTGGATTAAAAGGCTTCGATTACATTTCAATGATTGGGCCTTTAGTGAAAGCGATTCAAGAACTAACGGAAAAAGTGGAGCAATTGGAAAATGTGGTCAATAACAAAACTTGAGTGCTTACCATCTTTAGATGGATTGTCGGATGTTGTTGTAAAGATCTTTTGGACGTTTATCGCTCAGGCATCAACAGATCAAGAAATCTATACAGGAATTACTCAAGTAACAGCAGATCCAGAGAACTTCACACCTTACGCCAATCTGACAAAAGAACAGGTCTTAGGTTGGGTTTGGTCTGTCGTTGATAAGGACGCTACCGAGGCAATGGTCAACAAAAGACTGCAAGACCGGCTTTCTCCACCGCTCATTGACCCACCGTTGCCGTGGGAGTAAACTTCAGAAAAGACAAGATAGCCTCCGCAGATCTGTGAGTGCATAGACTGCGTTAACTACCGAGTAAGGGAAAGGCAGGGTAAAGCCATAGCTATCTTTAATAAAAATACGCTGACGCAAGTTAGCGGTTTTAACAATCAAATTATTGCGGGCGAGCTTGTCTACAACCAAAAGACTTATTGGAATGTCTCGCTATCTAATTCAGACGGAACGCCGCTAGACCTTACCGGTTCCACAATCACAAGCCAGATTCTCCGTAGGCAGCTCTCCAATGTCAGAGACTCGCGCTACGGTCTGACGTTTGACATAGCCGACTATACGCCTACACCCACGCCTGTAAGCCTAACGATTGCGAATCAGAATCTCGCAGGCGGATCGTTTACTCTTGTTATAGATGAATCTGCGTGGTCGGTTTTATCCACAGACACAGAGCTTGACATCAACGCTAACAATCCCGTTGGATTTTCCGGGAACATCAAAGTAGCAATTCCTGCTAGCGGATCAACTCCGGCGCAAGATTTAATTATATTTCTGCTATTCCTCATCAGA